GCTAAGATTGATTCATTAGCTAAACAAAACGCCGGTCAGGCTCTCAGAATAGCCGATTTAGAGGCACAACTCAGCTTGATTCAAGCACAACAGCAGCAGCAACAGCAGTCAGCAGAAGCGCCGATTCCAGGCGAAGAGCCTGTCTTTGAAGAAGTTGACGAAGCGCACTAGGTGACAATATGCAAGAAGAGGCAAAAACAATAGTAGACGGATTAGCTGTTACTGGGGCTGTTGCGACTATGGCGGGTTGGTTGCCTCCTCTTGCATCTGCTTTAACCATCATCTGGTTATCTATTCGGATCTGGGAAAGCCCTACCATTCAGAACATCTTTAAACGAGATGTCTAATGGAAGTCTGGGAGATCATAGTTCAGAGCTGGCCCGTTGCAGCAGGAGTATTTCTCCTTATTCTGACTATTGGCAAGATTCTTAACCGTCTTGACGTTTTAGAGTCCAAGATGATTGAGGCGTGGAAGGCGATTAACGAACTGATAAGGAAGTAGCAAATGATTGCTGAACTTGTTGCCTTCAATGCCGCATTTGGAGTTGTCAAAGAATTTATCGGGAACGGCAAGGACTTGTCCGATTGCTTTGGCCAAATTGGTCAGATGGTCAACTGCAAGGAAGACATAAAGGCTAGGCAGCAGAAGAACAAGAAGTCTTTATTCGCAAGTGACGCAGAAGAATTCATGGCTCTTGAGCAGATAGCAAAGGCAGAAGAAGAACTAAAAGACTTCATGGTCTACTTCGGACGGGCTGGATTGTGGGATGACTTTATAATCTTTCAGGCTAAAGCTCGCAAGGCAAGGCTAGAAGATAAGAACGCGCACATCCAGAAGATTAACAAGCGAATGCACATAGCAGGACTCGTGGTTGCTTGTGGTCTAGTTGCGGTCGGCTTGTACGCTTGCTTTACTATAATATTTGCGATTGTGAGGTAGTCATGCTTGATAAACTCATCGGTCCCGTGACGGGACTGTTAGACAAGTTCATTGAGGACAAGGATCAGAAGAACGCCTTGGCGCATGAAATTGCAACCATGTCGCAGAAATACGCGCAAGAAATTGCTCAGGGTCAGATGGCTATCAATCAGGTCGAGGCGGCCCACAAGTCGCTGTTCGTGTCCGGTTGGCGGCCCGCCACCGGATGGTGCTGCGTTTTTGCTTTAGCTGGGAACTTCATGGTCATACCGTTCACCAATTTTGTTTTGGCTATATCGGAGGTCGATATAGTGGTGCCTGTTATTCCTCTGGACACTATGATGCCCGTTCTTTTAGGGATGCTGGGGCTTGGCGGGCTTAGGACGTATGAAAAGCACAAAGGCGTACACAGGGATAAGTGATGTTTAAGTATTTTACGTTGGAAGAATTCGCGTGTCAGGAGACTGGCGAGTGTTTTATGAAAGAGGAGTTTATTCATGCCTTGGATGCACTACGTCACGAATGCGGTTTTCCGTTTAAGATCACTAGCGGTTACCGCAGTAAAACTCACAGTCTCGAAGTTAAGAAGCCTGGCGGCCCAGGAAAGCACACTGCAGGCATTGCAGCTGATATTGCTGTTAGCAATGGGGCTCATCGGTTCATTATTGTTGCTAACGCTATTAAGCTAGGCTTTTCAGGGGTGGGCATTGCGCGCTCGTTCGTACACTGCGATATCCGTGAGACTACTCCAGTCATCTGGACCTACCAATAAAAAGGGCCCCGTAGGGCCCCGAAAGGATGTGGCCATGACACCACATGGCAATTATAAACACATTTAGTGTACATATGTAAACAGTCTATGCTACCATGTGGTTTCCAAAGGAGGAGACTAACATGGAAACATCAGAGCAAATCAACGAGCTAGCCCCTGCATTAAGCAAGCTACAAAGTTCAATCAGTAATCCCGTCAAAGATGCTAAGGCTCATCACAGTCGATACGCATCGTTCCCATCCGTCTTAAATACGATTCGGCCGCACCTGGCTGAGAACGGCTTGTCTATTGTGCAGACCTCTCGTAAGGATGAGTTGTACGGGTCAATGCATGTGATCGTCACAACCAGGCTGCTGCACAGTTCTGGCCAGTGGATCCAGGAAGACATATCTTCTGCGATCAACATGAAGGCGCAGAACAGCATTCAGGACATGGGCTCGCTTATTTCTTATCTGAAGAGATACGCCATCCAGGGTCTGGTGCTAATAGCTGGTGATGACGATGACGACGGTGAGGCGGCTGCCAGAACTCAGCCTGTTGAGCAGGATGAGAAATTTAAGCCTATCATCTTCATGCAAATGCAAGAGCTAACTAACCTGGCAAAGCAGAAAGGTGTCAACATTGACCTCATAGCTAAGGCTTATCAGTGCAGTGAGCTCAAAGATATGAGCGTGACTCAATATGCACAGGCTAAGAAGAAGCTAGAATCTAAACCGGACAAAGAATCATGATCTTGCATGATGTGCAACAAGGTACGCCTGAATGGCATGCGCTTCGCATGCGTCCTACCGCTAGCAATTTCCGTCGAGTCTTTACCTCGCAGAAGAAACGGTCAACATCGTTTGATGAATATGCGATTGAGCTCACTGAAGAGATCAAGGCCGGCAGAAAGCTCGAGACTTTCAAGTCTGAGTGGATGCAACGAGGTAATGACATGGAAGCCCAGGCTAATGCAATGTTTCAGTTAGAGACCGGGCTTGTTACAACGCCCATTGGGTTTGTTACTACTGACGACGGCAAGATCGGATGTTCGCCTGATGCCATTGTGCATGACGACGACAAAGGCGAGACCGCATTGCTCGAGATCAAGTGCCCTAAGCCAACAACTCACATCAAGTATCTGCTAGCTAATAAGGTCCCGGCAGATTACATACCGCAGGTCCAGGGTCAGCTCTGGATAACGGAAAAACCATATGCTTACTTTATGTCGTTCCACCCAGATCATGAGAGCTTGATCATTCGGGTAGAGCGAGATGAGGAGTATATCTCTGGCCTAGCAACAGAGTTGAATAAACTGCTGGATAAAGTAAACGCAAACCTTAAAAAGTTAGGAGTAGTAAATGGAGTATGATAATAGGGGAAGAGTAAGTCTGTGGAAGAACACGAAGGAAGGTGATAGGCAGCCTTATGTTGATGGCAACCTGGTGGCTCACAGAGACATCAAGGAAGGGGAGACTATTCGGATGGCTCTCTGGGTTCAGAAAGGCGCAGCGAGCAATCAGCCGGTTTTGAAAGGGCAGATATCAGATCCTTTGCAGCATAACGGAGAAAACACTTCTGATCTGGAATCTAGTGTTAGCGAGGAGGAAATCCCGTTTTGAACTTGCACTTCGGAGAATGCCTGAAGCGCGCTCAAGATGCAGCGGGGGTCACTAACCGTGATCTCTGCGAGCATTTTGGAGTGACTAGGCAACAAATATATCGCTGGCAACAAACCAAGGACGCGAGGCTGTCCCTGGTAGAAAGGTTCAGCGAGTACTTCAATATGGCGCCGTCAGATTTTATTGCGTAAAGGAGGGGAACATGCAGGGGCAATTTTGGCTAGTCAAAGACAGAAGGGATCTTGATCAAGCGATAGATAACTTCAAGTCTTACATCATTAATGATTGGGACTTTAAGAAGCCGCTCACTTGGCAACCTAAAGAGTATAAGAGTGTCCGGTCGATTAGCCAGAATGCCCTGTTCCATATGTGGGTGAGAGAAATCACCGAGCACTTTATTTCTCGCGGTGGAAATGTAGAATGGACTACTGAGGAAAACGTCAAATTGTATATAAAACAACAGTTTCTAGGATTTGAAGATATCCGATTTAATAAGACTGTTATTCCACAGCAACTCAAAAGCACCAGGAAATTGGACCGTGGCGAGATGTACCATTTTATGGATCAAGTTTATTATTGGTCAGTTGAGCTGGGCTGTCATTTGACCCTGCCAAAAGAATCTGAATATATGAAGATAAGAGCAGAGACCAATGCCTGAGACGTTGAGATCAAAAGCATTAAAGAAATTGCAACTGCTTTCGAGGATCGCCGCGGCAGATGCAAATGGTTATTCTCAATGCGTATCTTGCGGGATCAAGAAGCATTACAAAGAAATGGATGGTGGACACTTCCTACCAAAGGGCAAGAGCTCGTATTGGGCCCTTGAGGTAGAGAATGTTCATCCGCAGTGTAAAAGCTGCAACAACTGGGGTATGAGGTACGGCAGTGCCGCACAGTCATACACGATGTGGATGGAGGAGTACTACGGTCGAGACTTTGTAGAGGAGATGATAAGGGACCAAAAGAAAGTCAAGAAGATCTACGCAGCCGACTATAGGGATATGATCAAGGAATGGTCTGCACAAATAAAAGCTCATGAGCGACGGATATGCCAATAAGACTTACTCCAGATCATTTAGATTTTTGCGTCACTGACCTTCAAGCGGAGGCTGTGCAACTTTACTTAGACGGGCACTCTTTAAAGAGCATTGCAAAAAAGCAAGGCAGGGAATACAAACGTGTACACAGATCATTACAATCGATCGAGCAAAAAGCGGCTTTCAAGGGCATTGCCAGGGATTATGACCTGGTACACCAAACTGCACCGGGTTTTGTCACGAAACGTGTATCTACAGCGTATGGCGAAGATGGTAACGTCAAGCTGCAGTGGCATATTCAGGAGCCTGAGAAAGTCGCGATTACTGAGATGGTTCGCGAAGTGGTGGATGGTTTTGTGGAGAAGCTACAGGGTCGTCATAGTCCGAGAAAGCATAAAGGTAGCGTGGTGGAAGACTTACTATGCTCATATATCATCGGCGATCACCACCTTGGAATGCTGGCTCATTCGGATGAGACGATGGGTGACGATTACGATGTCTCGATATCGAAAGACCTACTTACCAAAGCGACCGAAAGACTAATATCCGTAGCGCCTGACGCGAAGGTTGGATTGTTGCTAAACCTGGGTGACTTTCTACACATCAACGATTCCACAAGCACAACCCCTGCGTCTAAACATTTGTTAGACTCTGATGGCCGTTATGGCAAGACCATTAGAGAGGCAAGTATATTGATCAGGAACATGATCCTGGCAATGTTAGACAAGCACGAAGAGGTCTGGGTTATTAATGTCAGGGGAAATCATGATCCTGATGCCTCGTTGTGGCTAAATGAGGTGATGAGGCTTTTCTTTGAGTCTGACCCACGCGTCCGTGTATTCGACAATTTATCTAAGTTTGTATGGTTCCAGTGGGGAAAGAATTTAGTTGTCACGCATCATGGCGATAAGATCAAGATGGCTAATCTTTACGGTTCAATTACCAGGAATCTGAGAAAGGAATGGGGCGACAGTCAGCACACCTTTGTATGGACCGGCCATGTGCATCATAAGAACCAGGAGGAGTACGGAGGGGCCATCTTTGAATCATTTAATATCTTGGCACCACCCGACGCCTGGCATGCCGGTAGCGGATACAGCAGCTCTCGCAGCATGAGTTGCATTGTGCTCCACAAAGATTACGGTGAAGAGGGAAGACTAAAGGTAAACATTGAGAGGATCCAAGATGACAGCGTTTGATGACCAAATCGGAGGTACGCATTACAAGCACATGATGATACAGCCAACTGAGTACATCATGGCTAATAATTTGGGCTGGTGCGAAGGGAACGTAATAAAATACATTTCTCGATGGAGGAGTAAGGGCGGAATTGATGACTTGCGGAAAGTTATCCATTACACTCAGATTCTGATTGAGGCAGAAATAAGGGAAGAGTAATGGCGGCAGCAGGGAGGCCAGGGAGGCCAAGAACGGCGGGACCGTTCAATACCAGGGAAGAGCTCGAGCAAAAAGTTGCTACCATGCGTCTGCATGGGATGCCAATGATTCACATTGCGAAAGAGCTCAAACTAAATAGGCGTACTATCAAGCAGATCGTTTGTGATCTGTCGTTAGGTGCCGGCTGGGCTAAGGGAGGCCCATTTAATCGCTAAGGGAGGAGGCTCACGAACCGGCCCCCTAATTCTCTTATAACTCGATTGAATAAACAACCTAAGTTTTAGATAGAGGGGCTCGCTTGTGCCTCCATTCCATATAGCAAGCCGTCGTCATCTTGACGTTAAAAGTGATTAGCAGCCACGACCTTTAAGAGGCGGGAATAAACAGCGCAAGGGTCCCAGTTAAAAGGGGCGCAGAATGGCACTGCGTTAACAAATGTTTGCTGATGACCGTGGCGGCTATGGGCAGAATATAAATCAGTGTAAGGGGACCAACAGCCTCTAAATGACCACTATTGCCAAAAAAAACTGGGAGC